CTTAGAAAGGGGTAGCTTATGCCACGAGGCGGATACAGGCAGGGAGGCGGAAGACCCAAGGGAAGCCCGAACAAGGGGACGGAACTCGGAAGGAAAACAATCTTCAAGTCCGTCACCATTTCCGGGAGTCCTGAAGAAGTGGAGAGAATCAAGCAGCTTGCAGAAGCCAGCGGAAAAAGTGTTTCCCGCTTCATAATTGAAAAAATCTTATCTGAATAATTTCCAACGCTCCGGGAAACCGGGGCGTTTTTTTTTACGGTTCGTGAGCCGGTGAAAAACATGGAGCAAAGCAAAAGTGACTGTAGCAGAAGGAGGACAAAGCATGAAGAATATTTTCACATGGATAGGGCTTGCCCTTGTCGTCATCGGCGCGGCTGTCGGAGCCTTCACGGGAATCGAGGCCGCAAAGTGGATTGAGCTTGCCGCCTGTTCGGTCGGACTTGCGGTCTGCGTGGTTTCCATCGTGAACGGAAGCGAAAGGAAGGACTGGAAGGTGTACGTGGCACTTGCCGGAATCGCTGTGGGCACGGTGCTTCTTATATGGGGTGGAATGGCCGAGAACACAATAACTACAATAATCTCTGCGGTCATCGGACTTGCCGCTCTTATTGCCGGACTCATTCCCGTTATAACCGCAAGGAAGAAGGAGTAAGATGAAAGATATGGAGAAACGCTCCCTGCCAGCTTCATCCGTTGAGACCAGGGAGGAGGGTGGATCCAGGCACGTCGCCGGGGTGATTCCCTACGACAGCATGAGCGAGGACATGGGCTGGCGCGAGGTGATCAGGAAAGGGGCCTTCACAAAGACCCTGCTTGAGGGGGATCCGCGATGCCTCTGGGCGCACAACACCCAGTACGTGCTCGGACGGAAGTCGGCCGGAACCCTCACGTTCGAAGACAGGGACGATGGACTTCATTTCGACTGTGCAATCCCGGACACAAGCTGGGCCGCCGATGTCTTCAAGACGATTGCAAGACGTGACGCACCGGGAGTGAGCTTCGGCTTCCGCGTGATAAAGGACGCCTGGACACACACACACGCCAGCGATCCGTCAATCAGGGAGCTTCTGGAAGTGCAGCTGATCGAGGTGAGCGTGGGGGTCGCTTTCCCCGCATATCCTGCAGGCGACAGCTCATCAAGCACACGTGCACTCTTCGAGGGTGCCGGAATAAACATGGAAAGGCTTGCCACCGTGCTCTCATGTGCGGAAGGCAGAAGTGACTATAAGGCGGAGGGCAGAGACCTTGAGACTCTTAAAGGAGCGGTTGAAGCCCTCTCTAAGCTGATGCCGGAGGAAAGAGAGGCACCGGATGTGCAGAAAACCGAGCCGGAGGAATCCACTCGGGGTAAGCCGGAGAAATCCACTTACAATGCAAGGAGGCGTGAACTTGAACTTCTTGAGGCTTCGGCTGCGGAAATATGATAAGGAGAAACATCTATGGAATTTGAATCCATGACACTTCAGGAAAAGATTGACACCCGCGAGAATCTGATTCGTCAGATGCGCGAGCTGAACGAGACCACCGTGAACGGCGGGGAGACACGCGACTTCACGGCAGAGGAAAAAAGCAGATATGAGGGCATGAGGGCTGACGTGAAGAAGCTGTTCGACCTCATTTCAAAGGAAAAGAGGGCAAACGAGATTGCCGGCTTTGCGGAGCAGATACCCGCTCCCGGCAGGGATGACGAGGAGAGGGCTTCCGGCGAGATGGAGGAATTCCGCTCGTACCTTCTCACGGAACACATGGAAAACCGTGCGCATCCGGGGGCAATGGTTGTCGACGGCTCAGACCAGACAGCCGGAGCCCTTGCACCGCAGGAGTTCGTGAAGAAAATCCTTGCCGATGTCCAGAAGGAAGTGAAGGTGCTCAACCGCGTCAACGTCATCCACCTGAACCAGGCATCCTCAATCGGAGTGCCCAGGGAATCAGCCGACGCGGCCGATGCGGAATGGACTACGGAAATACCCGTAAGCCCCGCAACTGCAATAGCAAAGAGCGACAAGACATGGGCATTCGGGAAGCGCGAACTCGGAGCGAACCAGCTTGCAAAACTGGTTCTGGTCTCCACCAAGCTCCTCAAGACATCGGCCTTCCCCGTCGACCAGCTTGTGAGGGAGAAAGTCACCCTTAAAATCCGTCAGGCGATGGAGAACGCGGTCGTGAAGGGAACCGGAAGCGGACAGCCGTTAGGAGTGTTCACTGCCTCGGCCGACGGAGTGCCGACATCCCGCGACGTTACGACCAAGAAGGCCTCAGCCATCGAAGCCGATGACATCATCGCCGCAAAGAGGGCGGTCAAGCAGGCATACCGCAGGAACGGTGTCTGGGTCATCCACCCCGACATCCTCACCGATGTGATCACGCTGAAGGACTTGAACGGTCAGTATCTCTGGAGAAGCGGACTCACTGACAACGACCCCGACCGTCTCTACGGCTCCGAGGTGATTGAAAGCGACTTCGCCCCGGCTGAGAAGACCGGCGGAGCATATGCAGCGGTGTATGGAGACTTCAGCAATTACTGGCTCACGATGGTGGATCAGATCAGTGTGCAGGTTCTCCGCGAGCTCTACGCACCCTCTGGACAGGTGGGATACCTTGCCACGGCATTCGCTGACGGTGCCCCTGTACTTGCCGAGGCGTTCTCGCGCCTGAAGTACAAGGCATCCTGATGAAAGGCACCCTCCCCGGACGGCAGGTTCACACAGTTTGACTCCTGCAGTCCGGGAAGGTGCATGGACGGAAAAAGCAAGGAGACAATATGTCGAAACCAAATGTAGAGAATCCCGGGAAGGGAAACGAAGAAAAGAGAGTCCGCGCACTATTCAAGGAGACGCTGTGGACCGACCTCTGAGTCCTTGAAAGCGGACGTGTGTACGAGATTCCTGAATCCTGTTTCGCCGAGTGGGAAAAGTCAGGTTTCTGCAGGAAACCCGACTGACGGGAGAGAAGGACATGGCGTACATAACCACCGAAATGCTTGCCGAATATTCGGGGAAGTTCCCGGAGGAAGGTTCGGCACTGCCCCGGCTCTATGTCGAGGCGGCGATGGAGACCGTAGCCCGGTACCTCCATTACAATCCCGAAATGTCCGAGAGAAGTGTACGTCTCTGGGGTGACGGAAGCACGGTGCTGGTTCTTCCTGCACCGGTCCAGGAGGTGCTGTCCGTTGCGGTTGACGGTTCCCGTCTTGACATATCCGGGTGCGAAATGAAGAAGAATTATCTGAGCGTGAGGGATGCGGCCGGGAATCCCTCGGTGTTTCCGGTGAACTCGAAGATTGATGTGGCTTTCCGGGGCGGTTACGATCCTGTTCCTCTAAAAATCGTGACAACAGCACTGCAGCTCGCAAGTCTGTACCAGGAAAGTTCGGGCGGAAACCTCGCCGTGGCGAGCACTTCATTTGCGGATCAGGGCACGAGGGTTTTCAACAACTTCCGCGAAGACCGCTTCCTGGATCAGATAAACGAATGGAGGATCTACAATGGCTGATGCATCCGCACTCTCCGTGACGGTGGACACAAGCTCCGCCCTGGAACTGCTGAAACAGACATCCCTCAGCATCCCGCGCATTGAGGACAAGGTTCTGCGCCTTGTGGGGAAGCTGGTTTCAAAGGAGATTAACAGCCGCATCAAGGGCTCCGTCCGCACATCAACGGAGGCGGTTCTCGGGCACCGGTACACGTACAACATGCGCAAGATGTACACCTACGGAAAGACGAAGAAACACTCGCTTTCAGTCTATCCGAACAGGGTGGAGAAAGGCAGGTCGAACGACCTTATAATCCCTGTCGCGCTCACATTGAGCTACGGCTACGATGCAGGGAAAAGGAAGGGACCGCACATGACGGGGAGAGGATTCATCCAGGCGGGGGAGTCCTACGCCAAGTCCGGAAGGTACATGCCGGAAGTGCGGAAGCTCATAGACAGAGAGCTTGAAAAATACAACAGCAAATTCATGTGAGGAAGCGGATGAAAGTCATATACGATGCCCTGAAAAAATTCATGCTCACAGACCTTGCGGGGCCTCTCTCCGAAGCGGGGGAAGGATTTCCCGTGCCGGATGAAAGGAACATCTGCTACGGAACCGCACAGCTGGACAGGAACGAAGCGAAGATTGTGGCCGCCATAGTCCCCGACAGCGTGAGCGAGGACAGAGGGGATCTTGCATCCGGGGTGGTGGAGGAAACCGTCATTGTCTGCATGGCATTCAGGGGGCTTCCATATCCGGCCCTTGTCGAAAGAATGGAGACATACGCGGCATCCTTCAGAATGGCTCTCCGCTCCAATCCATCGCTGGGAGGAATGGTTGAATCTGCAGGAATCGGAAGAACTGAATACTATCCTGATGCGGGCGCGTCACACGGGACTCTCACCGTTGCGGAGATCGAAGTGACTGTAAGGATAACAGAGAAGAAGGCTGACGGGATTGACCCGTTCTGCTGACAGGAGGAATTGAAACATGGAAGGAATGGTGAAGAAATACCACATCGCACTTTTTGTCAATGGCGGCACCCATGAGGCCCCGGCGTGGACAAGAATCAGGAAGTCCACGAGCCTGGAACTCAACATGAACCCCGAGACCCAGGATTATGACTACATCACGGATCAGAGCCCCACCACGGAGATTCTACGCTACAAACCGAGCCTCAGTCAGCCCGTGACCATGTACAAGGGAGAACCCGACTATTCGTTTGCGTTCGGGAAATTCTTCAACCTTCAGACCGGCGAGAAGGCAAAGTGCGAGGTCCTGATTGTCTTCATGCAGGAGGATTCCTCCCGCATTGTGAAAGGCGTCAGTACCGTGGTCTACAAGGCATGGAGGAACAACGCGACACTCAGCATCTCAAGCCTGAACGGGGTCGATTCCACAATCACGATGGACATCAGCTTCGGCGGGAAAATCGACCACGGCTTCGCATACCCGGATTCTACCGCACATGCCCCCGTGTTCATTCTGGAAGAGAGCGGGGAGGCAGGATGGGTTGACCCCTTCTCCGAAGGAGGCTCGCTTCCGGCTCCGGCGGTTCCGGTTTTCAGCGACACATGGGAAGTCTCGCAGTCCGTTCCGGTCGGCGGGAGCGTGACTCTGGACGGAAGCGCGTCGGTCCCTGACGGGGGAACCCTGTCATACCAGTGGACGGTCAACGGAGCCGTGCAGGGGGAGACCGGGACATCCTTCACCGTTGACACCCAAACAGAAGGAAGATATGTCGTGACCGTGATTGCAGCCAACGCACTGAACGGACACACCGCAGTTGCTGCCCAGACAGCCGTTGTCACGGTGAGCTGATGCTCGATCTAACGAAGGCGGTTCTTCCCGAATCCATAGAGGCCGAAGGAAGAATATGGAGGATAAAGACCTGGTTCAAATACTGGCTGCGCTTCCTGCAGGTGTGTGCGGGTCCCGAAGATGAGAGGGACTTCGGCTTTCTTTTTGAAGACGGGATTCCCACTGACAAGGCGGAGGCAATGAAGGCACTTTCCGATTTCGCACGTCCCGAATCCCTGGTGCCCAGAAGCACGGGTGGAGACGGAGGCGGGAAGGTGCTCGACTATTCGGCGGATGCGGACTATCTGTATTCGGCGTTCGTCCAGCAGTACGGAATAGACCTCGTGGACGGAAAAGACCTTGACGGGAACCCGCTGCACTGGCACAAGTTCCTCGCTCTCTGCGAGGGGCTGCACGGCACCAAGATGAACGACATCATGGAGGCCCGTTTGTATGACGAGACCGACAAAAGCTCCTACGAGGAAAGCCGGAGGAAAGCTCGTGACTCGTGGACTCTGGAAGGAATTGAGACGTCCCGTGCCGAAGCGGCCGCCGTGGACGCATTCAACGAAGCGTTCTCATAAGAGGACTAAAAAAAAGAAGAACGTCAATCTCCGGGTGAAGAACCCGAAAGTCGACGTTCTTTTTATTTCACCAAATTTCTGAAAAGGAGTTTTTTTTGTTTGATTCTCAGTCAGAGCCCTCCGTTTCCTCTTCCATTTTCCTAACGCCGCATAAAGGATTCAGAAGATTGGAGGCATCCCTGACATCTTCGTCCGTGACTCCGAACCCGCTTCTACAGTAGACGCAGACCTTCCTCCAGACAAACCGGACCAGGAAAAAAGTGATTACAGCGGAAATTACATAGACAAGCATAAGAGCCTCCTTCCGGCTACATTATACCATAAGTGACTGTAAAGGCAAGGGGAATTTAATGAGCGGGCAAAATGTCACCATCAAAGTCGGAAGCGATGTCAAAGAAGCCACGGCCGGAATAAACAAGGTCGCGAAACAGATCAATTCGCTGGCAAACACGATAAAAAAATCAAGCCCTGTTGCCACTCTTGGGAATATAGGTTCCGCAGTGACCGGTCTGGGGACTGCGTTCAAGGCCGTCACAGGGGCAGTCAAGGCGGCGGCCGCCTGCGTGAGCGACCTCTCCGAAACCTACAAGGTGCAGGCACGTGCGGAGACACAGCTTGAGACGGCCGCAAAGAACAACCCCTATCTCAATTCCACTTCCGTGACAAGCCTCAAGAATTATGCGTCCCAGCTTCAGAGCATAAGCACCTACGGAGACGAACAGCTTCTCCCCATGATGGCGGAGCTTGCCGCCGCAGGAAGGAATGAAGAGCAGATAATGGACATAATGGCCGCCTCCATTGATGTGGCAGCCTCCGGGACAATGAGCCTTGACAGTGCGGTGAAGGCACTGAACGGAACGTACCAGGGGAACGTGGGTGCCCTTGGCGAACAGATAAACGGAGTGAAGTCCCTCACTCAGGAACAGCTCAAGAACGGTGACGCGGTGAAGCTCGTCGCGGAGCAGTACAAGGGCATGGCCGAGGAGACCTCAAAGGCCACCGGAAGCACCGAGCAGCTGAAGAACGCGTGGGGGGACTTCAAGGAGCATCTCGGGGACGGGCTTGAGACCGCGCTGGCACCCCTGCGCAGGGGAATCACGGGAATCATCACCGACATCAACAACGCCATCTCAAGGGCGAAGGAAGCCCGCAGGCTTGCAAGGATTGACGAGGAGGTTGGTTCCGGAAACGCAGGAGCCGATCTGGATGCAGCCGCCCTGAAGAAGTCGGCCGACAGACTGGAAGAGAAATATCAGGAGCGGGTGAAAGAACAGAAACAGGTCGCGGCGCAGCTGATGGAGGATGAAAAACTGACTGCCGACCAAATCAAAGACCTGATCCAGAAGGCCGGTGAGAATTCCGATGCGGAGGGCGCGACCTTCCTGCAGTCGCAGTTCATGGCACAGGTCAGGCTGACAAAGGAAGCCCTGGATAAAGCGATCACTGCAAGACAGTCCGCCCGCAGCAGGGAAAGTGAGGAGAGACGCGGAAAGGCCATGGCCGATGCCGCCGCACGTCAGGCCGAAATGGAGTCCGAGATTGCCGCCGCGAATGCCGCCATAGAAAAGGTGAGAAGGACAATAGAGCTTGACAGGGAGGCGGGGAAGACTGTCTCATCCGGGGAAGAAGCGCAGAGGATGTACGACGGAATTCTTTCGGCCTACCGCTCCATGCTTGAAAGCGACACGGATTACAGGGAACTTGAGAATCAGGAAGGTGCAAAGGCAATATTCGCCCTGCTTGAGGAATGGAAGGAAAAGCTTCCGGAGAGCAAGTCCACGGACAAGTCCGAAAAAACGGACTGGGTGAAGGAAGCGCAGAAAATGCTTGCGGAGGCTGAAAAGAAACTGGCCGGCGACCAGTCCCTGGGCGTGGAATACAGCGAGCAGGAAAGGCTCAGGGTCATCTACGACGCGCTCTTCAAGGGGCTTTCCGGAATCCTCGGAAACACGGATCTCATCGACAGGCAGACCCTCACATCCCGTGACGGCAGCGTCAACGAGCTTCTGGACAAGTTCCGGCAGGCGGGGGGAAGGCTTGCCGCCGCAGAGGCCAGGGCATCCGCGGACGAAATGAACAGGCAGCTTTCCCAGATGCTCTCGGAGGCTTACGGGGAGACGGAGATTCCGCTTTCGAAGCAGCTCGAAAAACAGAAGGAGGAAATCCTCTCGTTTGCCAGCAGGACCGCGGAGGAAATGGGAAAGGTTTACGGAGAAAGTTCCGAACAGCAGCTTCAGGTGAGGAATGATGCCGTTGCCGCAATGGTCGAACTCGATCACCGGATAACAGAGGCCGAGAAGGCCGAGTCAAGGGAGAGGCTTGAGAACGCGCTTTCCGAATGGCAGGAAAAGGCAGGAATAGTGCAGGACTTCACCGACCGCTCCGCACAGCTCATAAACTACCTGGCCGACCTTTCAATCAAAGCAGCCGACGCGGAGAAGGCGAACAGGATGGCAGATCTTGAGGAGCAGTACGAACAGGGAATCATAAGCGAGTCCGAGTATGCTGACAAGCAGAAGCAGATAAACCGGGAGACCGCACAGGAGAAGTACAAGGCAGAGCTGTGGCAGTGGGGGTCGAACATGGCACAGATGGCGGTGTCCGGTGCTCAGGCCGTTCTTTCGGCTCTTTCCACACAGCCGATATGGGCAGGAATCGCAATGGCGGGACTCGTTGGTGCAATGACGGCCGCACAGATAGGAGTCGCAATGGCGAACAAGCCGAAGGCGCCCTCATTCGAGCACGGAGGCATCGTGCCCGGCAGCAGCTGGACGGGGGACAAGGTGCAGGCGAACGTGAATTCGGGCGAAATGATTCTCACGAGAAGCCAGCAGGCAGACTTGTGGAAGAGGCTGCAGGGTGGACAGTCGGGATGGGGCGAAGTCGCGGTGAACAACTACATCGGGGAGAGGGCAAGCATAAAGACAAGGCGCGAACAGAACGCGCTCACAATCGAGGTGCTCGACGCACACATCAACAGCACGATGGCGGGAGGTGGATATGATGCGGGATTTGCGGGGCATGAGAATTCAAGACAGGGGGTGAGGATAATATGACTGTATACGCATGGCCTTCGGGAGTGCCGGTCAAATGCTACGGAGTGGTGCCCTCCTACGAAGACAACAGAATCAAGACGGAAAGCGAGAGCGGGCTTGTGATTGCATACTGCCGTAATACGTTCACTGCAAAAATCTGGAGCGTGAGCTTCCACTGGACCGAGGCGCAGTTCCAGGAATTCGACAGGTGGTACAGGGAGACGCTGGGAGCCGGCGCCGGATGGTTCAGCTTCCCCTCCCTGGAATGTGACGGCACCACCGCAGTCTACATGTTCGATGAAGAGCCGTCCCCGTCGGGAACGCAGGGCTACAGGGACGTGTCCTGCAAATTCAGGGAGGTGCCGGCATGACCAGCGGAGAAATCTACTCCCGCCTTTCCCACGGAGGAGGATATGCCCTCCCGTATCTCTTCCGGTTCCACCACGATGAAGTTGGAACCCTGCTTCTCGCCGGAAATAACGAGGCTGTTTCCTACGGCGGCGAGACGTACCTTCCCGCCAACATACAGTACACGCGGCCGAAGAATACGGGCGGAAGACTTCAGAACGCAAGCATCAAGGCTTCCCTCATAGGAAACACACTGAACGAGATGTTTGCGGCGGGTGACTATCTTATGACAGTTGAGGTCGTAGGAGTCATTGCCGAGAACGGAGAGGTGACTCCCTACAGAATGTTCCGCCACAGGTACGGAGACATGACCGTGAGCGGAATGGAACTCACAATCAGCTTCGTCCCGGACGACAGGATGGAGATGGCCTTTCCCCCTGACATATTCGATGCGGACAACAACAGGGGCAATGCGTAGGGAAAAAGTGACTGTCTGGGTATGGACAAGGAATTCACTGTTGACGATATGCTCGGCTGCCCCTACGAGGAAGGTGGAAGGGGACCCGATCGGTACGACTGCTACGGAGTGGTGCTTGAATGTGAGAAACGTCTGGGACACACTCTGCTTGACGTGAGGCACGATGATCATTCCCTTGAACTTAGCGCACTCATCCCCACGATAGGAGACGTGCATCCTGTCGAAAGGGCGGGGCTGGGGGTGATCGTGGAGTGCGAGGCTGCGGGGGAGCTGCATCTGGGAATGGCCCTTGACTCAAGGAATATGATACACGCCACATACAACCACGGGGTGTGCGTCCACCCTCTCAGGGCCGTCAAGGTAAGGAGACTTTATGGCGTTGGTATATAGATTCGACGGGGCCGGATACGGGCACAGCACATACAGGCCAGCGGACGGAATGAGGCTCCGCGACTGCATAAGTGCGGAATGGGAGCAGTACATCATCCTGAAGAAAGGCGAAAAGATTTCTCCTGATTATATCCCCGCGGAGGATGACATCATCTTCATGCGCAGGCTCCCGAAGGGGATAACCGCGTCAATCATCATGGCGGTGGTGGCGGTCGGTGTCGCGGTTGCAGTGGGAATCTACGCATACTCCAAGCAGAAGGAAATCAACGACAAGCAGCAGGAACTTGAGGAAAACCAGAAGAAGCTCAGTTCCGGCAGCCAGATACAGAAGCTCCCGTATGTGAAGGGGGCCTCCAATGCATCTGCAACGGGGCAGTCCTTTCCGTACATAATCGGGCGGACACTTTTCACCCCTTACAAACTATGCCCCGACCACGTGACAATCAGCGGGACTGACGGAACCGATCTCTATTATCATCTTGTGCTTGACTGCGGATTCTCGACTCTTTCTCTGAAGAAGCTGATGCTGGGCTCAAACACCATACTCACATGGCCGGACGGCACAATACAGGAAGGACAGTACGTCTTCGAGCAGGGCACGTACTACGACCCGGAGAACATCGTGGAAATCCGGCAGACGGGAGACTTCACAGAAAACGAGTTCAACCGGAAGGTGGTGTTCTCTAATTACATGGAGGAAATCCCCCACAGGCACATAGGAAGCGACTCAAGTCAGTCGGAGGCTCAGGAGATAGAGGATGAGTGGCGTGCCGGACTCGTCAAGCAGCTTCCCGACCATGTAATGTCTGTGGAAGTGATCATCCTGTTCGACGGTCTCAGGAAATTCGACTCGGACAACGGAACGTGGGTGTCTGCATCCCTCACGCTGCAGGTTCAGTGGACCAACGCGGACAATCCTTCCGAGAGCGACTGGCACGACTTCGACACGGGCTTCGACCAGAACGGAACCGTCAGTAACAGGTTCACACGCAATGTGCGCAGACAGATGCGCTTTGCCGCAACGCAGACCTTCACTCCGTCCTAGGCGTACAACAAAAACATCAGCGTCCGTGTGAGAAGAACCACACCGAAGGCCGAGAGCAATGCAAAGGACACCGTGTATCTCATGGCCGTCCAGTCGGTCATCTTCGACCAGAAAAAAAGCAGCTCGGATAACCTTGTGCCGGCACTCCCGCTTGAGGAGAATCTCCGCGACAAGTGCACGCGCATGGGAATAAAAATTAAAAGCACGTCTGCCACCGACGGTTACATGGACAAGTTCTCGGTGGTGGAATGCGGATGCGCGAGGACGTGGAACAGCGAGACCGGGGAATGGAGTCTGTCCAGGACTCCCACAAGGAATCTTGCTGCGTGGGTGCTTGAGATTCTCACAAGTCCGGTACATGCCCCCTCGAAATACGAAGACTCCGAAATAGATCTCGACAGCTTCGGGGAATGGTATGAATACTGCGAGGAGGAGGGAATCTATGCTGACGGTGCGGTGACAAGCACCGTCTCGAAGAAGAATCTTCTGGAAACCCTTGTGGGCAACGGACACGCAATGCTCGTGCTCAACGAAATGACAGGGCTGCTCGAAGTCCTTGTGGACAGCGGGCGTGATTACTCCGTGGGTCTGCTCACCCCCGACAACATCATCAGTCTCTCCGCCGTGAAGTCGGTGCGCAGGACTACCGACGGAATAAAGGTGACGTACATCAACGGGGCCGCCGGGTACGAGTCCGACAGTGTTGTCTTCATGCGGGACGGGGAGGAATACGATCCTCAGACAGACTCCCTTTCCACAACTGCGCTGTCATACGTGACCGACTATACGCAGGCCTTCCGCCTTGCATGGAGGCACATGGCAGAGGAAATCGCACGTCCTGTGACCGCCACTGTGAAGGTCGGACAGTGCGGAGGCTTCTACCGGGTCTTCGACTGCATCAACCTCCAGACTCCGACCCTCAGCATAGGACTCGGACACGGTGTAATCAAATCTCTTTTCTGGCAGAACGGAACGCTCCGTGCCATCGAGCTTGCGGGATATGTGGACTTTCCGGAAAGCGGTTCCTGCGGAGTCATCATCAACTGCACGACCACTCCCGGAATCCTTGAGCTTCGTGTGGAGGGTGCGGGGCAGACATCGACACTGGCCGTGCTCGATGTTATCTCTGAATCGGATAAGAAAATACCGTCTGTGGGGGATACCCTCAGCTTCGGGCTGCTTGAAGACGGCTCGTTCTCACGCGTCACCACCAAGATGCTGATTGTGGGAAGCGAACCTGCGGACGAAGGATATACACTCACGCTCGTTGAATACAATCCGGCAGTCTACAGCCGAGGCAGTCTCCCCGAATACAAGTCTAACATAACCGCACGTCCCGACTCCACAATACTGAAGCTTCAGGATGTGAGGGAATACGCGACTCCTTCGGATGTGGATGCTGCAATCGGCCGGATGGAGGCAGGTACCGCCGAAGTCTCCAATCCCGATACACCAGCCGGACTCACTGCCGTAGCAACGAGGGACTCGGTGGAGCTCAGGTGGAATCCCCTGGGACTTGGACTGAAGAACACCGTGCAGTATTATTCCGTTCAGGTGTCCTTCGATTCAGGAACCACATGGAATGATGCCGGAAGAAGCAAGACCAACGGATTCAGCTTTGCGATTGAGAGAACGGGGGAAAACTACCCCGGATTCCCGGAGGCAGCGGACTTCCTTCCGTGGCGTTTCCGGGTGGAAGTCACGAGCATCTACGACAAGGTGTCCGGATTCTGCGACCCTGCCGCAGTCAATGCGTCACCCTCTGTGTACGGCACGTGGAAACTCGGTGCCCCCGTGATAGAGGCCTCCGAGGACGGGCGGTTCATAACGCTTACCATGGCCCAGCCTCCGAGAAGCGACGGGCGCATGCCATATGGAACAAC